ATAAGGCTTGCCAGTGTCCGGGTGATCGTGATAGGCAACCCATTGTTGACCTTCGCCAAGCATTTCTACTTTATGGATATGCCAGTCTGGGCTTATGAATCGTTGGGATTGGACTTTGTGAAATGGAGTGATGGTTCGATATGGTAAGAGTACCTTCGGTGGCAGGCCGACACGCACAAGCGATGGCCCAAGAACATCAATGACAAAATCTTTCATCTTTTTACAGACTTCCTCATCATAGATATCCAGGTCCACGCCGACACAGTGGCGGGCCTGAATGCCCACACCGGGATAGCCTGATCGAACCCATTCTCGTTGCGTTTTATGTGTTGCGTGTAATTTTTGCCACCCGGCTAATCCTTTTGGGTGTTTGAATCCTTTTGCTATAGGTACAATGTCATAGCCCTGATCGATGAGAGCAGGACCATATTTCTCCAGGTAATTTGTGGTCATGCGACTGCCTTTTTTATTTAATTAATAAATTTTTTGAACATATTTTTAATAATTATTTCAGCCACAATTAGAAAAATAGTCCTTCTTTTTTATGATCTTCAAGTAGCTGTTTTATTTCTTGAACGATGCGCAAATCAAAACATTGAACTGACATTGGGTCGGAATCCCATTCAGAAACTATTAAATCAACAAGCTCCCATATACGCCGATCACGATCGAATTTTTTCTCAAGCTCCTTAACACCTTGATTGCTTAAATATGATTGCATGCCTGGCCCTCCAATATTTCAAGGATAACCAATTGGAGTGCTTTGTTTAGATTCTTATTTTGTGCCTGATAGAGCATATTGTCACTTGAATCGTAAAAAGAGAACTTTGTTACTCTCACTCGATATCCATACTCAGATTTGCTGATATTCATATTCAGTTCATTTGGCTCAAGTATTTTGTGAATCATTGTAGTCTCGCCTTCTGGGGAGGAAAGCCAGTCTCGCACATATATTTGGTCAGAAAGTTCATACCCTAACCACTCAGCGATTTTTTTCGTTTGCTCTGCTGTTATTTCATTGTTTGTTTCAGTTTTCATATCGGTCCCTCATTTTAGTATGTTCATTTTTTGAACATATTTAATTATATTTTGCAAAGTGACTTTTTGCACTTGCTATGAGTCCGTCATAATGGTCTGGATAATGTTCTTTTATATATTTATGACCGACATCTTCTTCTAATTTAAAAGTAATATCGTCGCCATAAATTTCTTTTAGGACATTTTTGACCTTTTCAATTTGTTCTTTAATATTTTTTCCAGGAATATTGTGAATAACACAAGTTCTCGGTCCATTAACAGTTTCGATTGTGAGCAAATAAAGTTTAATCATAGCCCTCCCCCAAATTAATCTATATTCCATTGATATCCACTGAGTGAAAGACTTTGTTGAAGTGTTTCTTGCGCTTTTGTCATACTCTCGAACGTGCATTCAAACTCATCGAGGATGGCAAGGACTTCCTCGCAAACAAGAATATTATTTTTTACGACCCCTATACTTGCGATGCTTTGTTTTTCATCGACGTCAATTTGTGCTTTTATTAATTTGACGAGATAATCTCCTTTTTTTCCATGCCCGGAAATCCGTTCTAACATTTTTTTGGATTTCTCGATGCTCTGTTTTTGTTTTTTTATTTCGGCTTCTTGTTGTTTTATACTTTGCTTGGTGCTTTGAATCATCGATTCTTTGATGTCCGTATAGTCCAGATATTGAGATTTCTGCACGACCGCTTTAAATATATGCTGAATCTGGCCAAGAGCATCACGATAATTTTTTCCCTCCGTCTTATTATTAAATATATAATATTCATCATATAGAGCTCTTTTTTTAGAATCAAGCAATGTGATCTTTGCTACGCCCAGAAGCAGAAAATATTCTTGTTCGCCTTCATACTTATCCGGGTGATAACGAGCCGCCAGCATTTTATACGCCCGGATTATTTCGTCGTTGCTGGCGTCTTTAGTTATGCCTAAAATGGCGTAAGGATTATCTTTGATTTTATCGAGATCAATCTCTATATCCCCTTCAAATTTTATTAATTTCATTTTGTCTCCTTGAATGTTCTCATGGTTGTGCCGACGAATTTTCCATTGTCGTTGATATACCCAATGGGTTCGGTGTCAACTGAATAACAATAGGGTCGTGAATCTCGTGTAATCAGAATCGTTCGTCTGTCATCGACAGTGGAGAAATCTGACTCGGTGCAAGGTTCCGAATGCAAGAGCGTGAACGCCCAAAATGTCTTATCGCTTTTGAATTGAACCAATACTATGCGTGAAGGCATTGGCCTCCACTGTCTTATTCTTTCGATCTCGAACGGCGGGCATTCCGCTTTTGCCGTATTGATCCACCAGGATAGCAGGAGGGTCAGCAAAATCATTATCCACATCACTATAAAAACTGCTCCGACCTCCGATATCTTCACTCGTGTCTCCTTCATAGGGTTGGCATCCGGCGTTGTCGAGTTTGATCTTACCACGGATAATTCGACTGATTTTATCAAGCGATACCGGAAAGAAGTCCCATACATCAACACCGACATTCAATCGCCCGCCTGTATAATAGACATTTTCTCTTATCCGCCATCTATTATGTACATGCCCGTGTAGCATCCATTTGCAAGCAATATACATTGGATAATGCGATAACTCGACTCGCTGACCGATGACTTCGATTGATTCTTCGTTCGTGGCCCGGTCAAACCCCATTTTCACCCACTTGGTTTTTTTGTAGGTGTGATCGTGATTTCCGATAATAAGAATTTTATTTCCTTTTAAACGACGCAAAATATATTCTATTTTAGTGGCCGACGCAAAAGCGAAGTCCCCCAGGACATAGACAATATCGTCGGGCTTTACAACATGATTCCATCGATCAATCATAACATCGTTCATTTCAAAAATGTCTTTGAATGGCCGATTGGCATACTTGATAATGTTCTTATGAAAAAAATGATGGTCTGACGTAAACCAGATCATAAATCATCTCCTGTCGCCAAAATGAATAAATTCTTCTGATTAATTAGCCTTCCCAAATTGATTTCATAGTCGTAAATAATATACTTACCTTTGAGAGTAGCATACATTATTTCGTTTAGTGTACTTTGACCGATATAACGATTTTTTATATCTGAGTTTTTTCTATCTGGGTTTTGTTCATTGTTAGTGATTACCAGAATGGCGTCGGAATCATCAATCTTTTTTAAGTGCACAAGATCAAGCAATCTTTTTTGTTTTTCATTGTACCAATTTTTGTTTCCACCTTTATCCGATGGCAGAACGGTCACTGAATAAACAAGATGACCGCGCAAGGTTAATAATTCATTCCAGAATTTCCAGGAATTTTCAAATCTACACGACCCACAGAGCGTTATTTTCATTTTGTTAACTCCTTTTTCATAAAAATTAATAGATCTGTCATACTCATTCCTTTATTTTTAAGAGATGGCATAACCATTAAATCCTCGATGGAATCTTGAACGATTAAATGATGAGCCAGGACGGTATTTTCCTGCCCTTGACGTTTTAACCGACGATTCAATTGATCGTACCATTCATAATTCCATGTTAACCCAAACCACACAAGAGTTCGTGACCCATATTGAAGATTGAGGCCGTGGCCCGCACTTGCCGGGTGTACGGCCATGACCTCAATCTCCTTACGGTTCCACTGGCGTTCCACTTCAATAGAGTCCAGGGTCCGTAATTGTTTGAATCTTTTTTTAAGACGTATTAAATCATGTTTGTAATTAAAAGCAACGAGCACTGGTTCACCTTGGGCCTCTGCAATAATATCCCCCAGTGCGTCGAGCTTTGCATTGTGCACCTCCTTCCATTGTTTTCCCGCCGCCCCATTATCTCGAAGAAAAAACTCATCTTTAAAACCAACATTTTGCATCATGCCGTCAAGATAAACGGCACCGTTACAAAACTGTAACATTTTATTCGAGAGTGCGGCGGCAGTCTTAGGGTGGATAACTTGGTCGCCATCAAAACAGACCAGAAAATCTTTTTTCAATTCATCATATTGTGAACGTGCTTTAGGCGGTAATTGTATATCGACATGGATAGGAAGCATTGGTGGCACATCCAGATAATCACCTTCCATCATGGACATGCATTTGTCTTCTACTTTTCTATAAATCTGAATTTTTGCGTCATCATTATCATTATCGACTACACGTTCGAGAAGTCTTGTTTTTTTATTTTTCATCCATCCGTTTGGGATGCGCGAGAAACCATCGAAACCGACATAAAAATATTTTTTTCTGAAAGAAGTAACTGTTTCGCCCAGGCGTTCGCCTCTGTCTAATAAGAATATTTGCGGATATAATTTTTCAATATGATTTGCCGCCGGAGTTCCAGTAAGTTCAACAATTCTTTCAGTCTGATAAATGACTTTCCTCAATGCTTTTGTACGATTAGAAGACCAATCGCCAAACCCGCTTGCTTCGTCGATGATAATATTATCGAAGCACCAATGGTTCGAGAGAACGCGAGCCAGGAGAGCAACCTGTTCCTGATTGATAACGTAGAAATGTGCCTGTTGTCGTAGAAGCGGTTTCAGCCATTTAATATAATGGTGGTATGTGATTTCATCAATTGTCTTTTCTCGTTGTTTTATATCTTTGGCGGTGTCATCGTCACTTGGCTTGGAAACTTCCTCTCTGATAATTTTATTACATATTTTATTTTCCGGCGCGCCGGGCCAGTAGAGAGAAATATATTTTAAATGTTTCAGATGCTTCCATAGATAAGGCTCTTGTGGCCATACCATTTGACTCACACGGAGTGGAGCGATCACAATCGTCATGTGGATCGCCCATTCTTGAATGAGAATATCAAGTGCGGTTAATGTGGAAACTGTTTTACCCAACCCTGGCATCATCCAAAGGGCACAGGTTTTATTTTCCAGAATCCAATCAACGGCCTTGCGTTGATATTCGTGAAGATCAGAAAAAGATTTCATCAGTCAATATAGACTTTTTCGCCGTGTTCTAGCATATCCGCCTCAACGTGATCTGTTACAACTCCGTTCCCGGTTCGGAAATAAACATGATATTGTTCTTCGCCTCCAGACATATCCTCGATCCATCGGCGAGAAGAGACGGTGCCGTTGGCTCGATATAATTCTGAATGCACCTGTTCGCCTACTTCAAACTTCCAATTATAGATTAGCTTATTCATAAGACTCCTTCCGTTTTGGCGCGTAATATGTTTTTTTTGGTTTGGCTGTAGCCGCACCTTCGGCAAACAATCGAACCGATTTGTAAACATACCATGCTCGGATATGAGACATTCCATCTTGTAAACAAATATCTCGGAGAGTTTCGTCTGCGATTTTACGATATTCACGTACATCAAGATGATGTTCTCGCATGAGTTGGTATAGCGCATCGTGAACCAGAGAACCGCGCATGAAATTATTAGAATCAATCGTAGGCCCACTGGGCCCATCCCACGCATAGCCTGCACGAATGATAAGACTACCATCGGGGTATAAAATAATAAAAGGCGTGGAGATATCATTGCGATCATCTTGTTTAAATTTTTTTAAGATGATGGTGTATTTATACGCGAGTTGATATTTATATCCGCCCCGATATGCAATTCTGTGGCTCATTGTTTTCCCTTTCTTTAAATATTTTTTTCCCTTGGCTAATAGTATCGACCAAAAAGAAATTCATTTTATGATGACGAAGAAGTCTATGTGTTTCTTTCTGGCCGGGAGACACTTTGCCTCCCGGCTTTTTAAATTCAATGAATATGACGATACTTTGACGGTAATAGAGTCGATCCGGGTCATCTTTATTTTTCAAACGACAGACTTCCCATCCCAGAGATCGTGCAAACTCATTTACTTTAGTCTGAATATAAGATTCTTTCATTTTATAGCCGTGCTTGCATTTGCCGCCGGGATTCAGATTTGTGAGTTATGACGATATTGAAAATTTTTTCTTTGAGTTTCTCAATTTTTTCTCCAATATCGAAAGCCTCGCCTTCTATGCCCGGAGCGAAATTAAATTGTCGAAGTGATACCAAACCACACACTGTTTTCCATTCCCATTTTCCGGTTACGTTATTGAACTCTTGAAATGTGTGGTCTCTCTTGAAACTGGGCAATACAGGTCTTAATTCATAAAGTTGTTTTCTTAAAATCCTTATTTTTTTCTCGATTGATTGCACTGTTTTCAAATGTTTTTCAGACAGTTTTGGTTTTCCTTTTTCGATTTTTTCAAGTTCTTCATAATTCATAACTGACTCCTTTATTAAAATAATGATATTTGCGTGGAAATTTTCTTATAGAAAATAGCCCACGGTGAGACCAATAACAAACCCAACCATATAAATAATGATTGAATCTATTAAATTTGACGAAACTGGGACAGGCATAGTTTTCATAACTGATCTCCTTTTATTTTATTTCTGTTTTTATGATTGCCCGACCTAACATTTCAACAACTTGTGGTACCACGGCATTCCCTAACTGTTTAAGTCGGGCCGACCTGTTCTTGACTACGCTTGCAACCCGCGGGATATGGATAGGTTCTACGTCCCAATGTCCGTCCAACCTTCTGGATAACCCATCAACCATTCGACCCATGCGGGATTGAGACTCCCAGCTTTCGGGTTCTGCATGTCGTGGACCTGCCTTCCCAATAATCCGTTTGTTGGAACATTTTGACAGCTTTTTGCTGTCCCGTCCTTGTGGTCCCTCTGCGTCGGCGTGGGCCACATGCGAACTGATCGGTTCAATGTTATTTGGACATGCTTCCCTGTGTTCGGATTGTATGCTCTCTCCCCCGGTTTTGCTGACTCTCCCTCCTTTGTAGTTAGGGTATTTAATAGTGGACCCTCCCCTGCTGTTTGCGCACTCGGCGTGGGCCACATCTTCTGCGCTAACGCTTTCTCTAAATTTCTGTTTTTGTCGTTCAATCTGTTTGGGGTTATATTCCCCGTCAATCCCACTCTCATTGTGGGCCACAATCCAGACTCTTTTTCTTTCGTGCGGGGCCTGGACGGCGCAAGCTGGTATGTTGAATACCCGTGTTTCGTAACCTTCTTTTTCCAAATCAGAAACCGTGCGTCCGAGGCCCATTTCGTGATGAATAAAGCCCTGCACATTCTCGCCAATGACCCATCTGGGTTTGACTTCTCGTATAACTCGTAGCATTTCAGGCCAGAGGTCACGGTCGTCTGTATGGCCTCTGCGCTTCCCAGCAACTGACCACGGCTGGCAGGGGAACCCTCCGCAAATAAGGTCGATTTCTGGGATTCCGTCGAGCCAAAAAGAACTCGGTTCCAATGTTCTGATGTCGTCATAAATTAAAACCTCCGGCCAATGTTTTTTCAAAACCAATTGCGCTTTTTTATCAGCTTCACAAAACGCAACTGTTTTCATTCCAGCGCGTTCTAACCCCAAACTGAATCCGCCGATGCCTGAAAAAAGATCAAGTATATTCATCCGCATATAATATATTCTCCGATTTCCTCTTCTTTTTTACGAAGAAGCCATTCTTTGACGTATAGCTCGAATGGACCTCCATTCGGAGTATCATATTCTGTTACAAAACTTTTTGATTTGGGGAAAAATATTTCGACCTGTTGGCCGTCTTCGAGGTGGACTTTTACTTTGCGGGATAATTCGCGGTCTTGAATTAATTCAGGGGAATACAACTTAATAAGATCATCCGGCATGATCGACTCCTTATTTTTCGTTATTGATCGTTAGATTCAGTGTGCGGCAAGGCCATTAAAACCTTGCCGCACGGTTGGTACCGCTACCTGGAGAAGGCTACTCTGCCATGACAGGAAAGGACTTGTCCTTCACAGTCACAACCGCATTGTCTGCCATTGTATCTGATATTGAGCATCGGTGCAAACATTTTAAGTCGATATTTTCCTGGTCCATCCAATTGAATACCGCCGTGAGGCCCGTCTGAGACTGCGCTCTGTCAGAATAGATGTGAATATGATAGCCAGCATCCTGATATGATTTCATGGCGTCAAACACGCCTTCTATTGGCTCTCCGGCGATTATTTCACGTTCTTCCCAATGTTTTCGAGACGAATGAATGCCTCCATCGAATATCATTTGTATGATTGGCTTCATATCTTCGTGGATTGGAGGCTCGTCAAGATTAAGCCGTGGCAGAACATTAGATTCAACCGAAGGCTTTTCTGAGGGCTGTGGAATCATTTCAGAAGGTTCTTCGTCTGATGGTTGAAAATGCCCGTCTTCATTTCCTAAACTGTGATCGGGTTGAGATTTCAAATCGAGATTTGGAGAGTTTTTGTCTTTCTCCACGATCAACGGATCATTATCTTCCATGGCAGGCGGAACAGAGGATAATTCTATTCTTTTCTTCTTGTCTGGTTCACTTCCAAAAGGGTTATTTAAGTCTGTCATAATTTTTCTCCTTTAAAATTTTCCATATCGGGTCGCTTCAAAAGCTACCGCCTGAATAGGAAACCCGGTCGCCCAATCAGGCACTTTTTCCATAATTTCTTTGAACATTTCTTTGCTACCATTGTCGCGTTCTGAGACTATTTCATCATGAACTGTTAATACCACATCATATCCTGCCGCACGAGCACGAAGCATCGCCCATGCTAATAACTCCCGACAGATGGCGGAATCATTGTTTTCTACAATTTTACCGCCATGCATGTGTTGAACTTCCCATTGCCGAGTGACAGAATTGGTGCCGTAATATCTAAGTTGTGGTGATCGAAACGTAGTGATTTCAGCATCGAATCTTTTTGCTTCGGCCATAAAATTATTTGATGCTTCGACGATGGTATCGCCCCAGTCTTCACGCCTGAATACAGTATGAATTAAAATATCAGGGTCTTCATCTGATCGTACAGAAAACATTTTGACGGTGGTAAATTTTATATGTGGACGATAATAAGACATCAATCGGCCAGATGGCAGACGCGCAAAAAGAAATCCTTTTTTACAAATATATTGTACGTCTCCTGTTTTATTGAATGGGCCGTCATAATCAGAATAATTTTCATCATGAATAATGGCCTCCATCATTCGTTTGACTGAATACACAGTGCCAGGATTCATAGTGGCTTCGATGGCGGCTTTGATGGTAGCTCTCCACAACTTCACAATTCGAGGATTGTTTTTTCTCCATTCTCTTTTAATTTTTTCACCGAACGCTCGTGTAATATTTACATCATATACTCTTGAATCATATACACCCGCCATTTTTACAAAAGCATTGCCCCCGCCTTCGTATCCCATTGCCAATTCTGCAACTTTTCCAATAAAGCGTTGAGTCTTGGTGACTGATTCAAACGGCACATTATAAATCCCACTGGCGGTATGTTCGTAAATTTTTCCGTGTGTTCTAAAAACTTCAAGACGTTCCTGATCGTCAGCCATCCATGCAAGACATCGCGCTTCGATAGCGGAATAATCGCCACCGAAAAATGTTTTACCTTTCGATGGAATCAACATACTGCGAACACAGGATGCCAGAGCTTCCATCGGGTCTTCATACATGGCCGATAGATAATCAATGTCTCTTGATTTTATAATTTCAACACACTCATCGGTGTCATCAAAAGATGGGCGTTGCATATTTTGTGGCTGGAACATACGACCACCCCACCTGCCAGTAGAGGCGGCATACACTTGTAAGAGACCGTGGACCCGGCCATCATCGGCGATCAGATGTTCCAGCACTTTATATTTTGCAAGACTTGTTTTTCCTACCTGTTGTCGTGCGGTTAAAATCATGCGAACTTCGTTTGGTAGATCAGTGGCGAGCATCGCGGTCACTGCATTCTTATCCATGCAAGGCATATTTATGCCGATGTCAAAAAGAAATTTTTTTATTTGTGCTATTTTCTTGGCGTCGGATACCTTTCCTAATGTGGCCTCACTGACTTTGGCGTTCATACGATCAGTCACAGTATCAATAATATAGATTGCGTCTTTCACAGTATTAATATCCACATTGATACCACGAGTATTGATTTCCTGATCCATAATCCACACTTCTCGCTCCACTGGGTTAAGCGGGAGTAGTTTTCGATCACAAGCCATTTCTGTTTTCACATCCTGCACACAATAATTATAAAACTCATCGAGTAAATCCGGGTCAGTACATCTTTTTCCGTTTCGTGGTTTTGAAAGTTTATTAATAAGATATTTTCCGCGTTTATCTTTTTGTTCGTCAGATGGCAAGCCTAATGCGAGAGCACATTTGGCAAGAGACATTGGAAGCGACATTGCCGCCGCTTTTGCCATTGTGTCATTCCAAAAAGAAAAGGGCGGTATTGGAAGTTTCAATGTATATTTCCAAATCACGAATTCAAAAAACGAATTCCATGCATTCAATTCAAAGTTATATGATTTATTAGGATCATATTGCAAGAACGCAGGAATCGCTTTATGATGGGGTAAAAATAAATCCACATCGTTTGGCGTGGAACCATATGCCATACAGACAACACGGGTGGAAGGATGTTGGGCATAGACAAATGCACCATGCTTTTTTAGGTCACATTCACTATAGGTTTCAAAGTCGAAATAAATTTTATTTTTTGTCACTCCACATCCTTTAAAAAAATTGAAAAAAGTTTTCGCCGCCCAAAAGCGGCGAGAATATGTTAATCGGTGTATTCATTGAGAATACGTTGCACTTCGTCGTTGGTCTTGGTGGACATCATATGGTTTTGAAAATTTAGATATCGCTTTCGTTCAACATCCATTAGTTTATTAAACTTTGAGTCGTTTCTCTCGTCACTGTATTCATATTTCGAGAAATCGAACGAATCCATAACACTGTCATATCTATCGAGGCGTACGCACTCCTTTTTGAGTTGCACTTTGCCTTTACGGATGAGATCAGCTCTTTCTTTTTTCGAAAGCGTCTTCCCCGGACTCGTGCATTTCGCTGAGATGTCAGATGTTTTACTTTTATACAAATCTTTAAGTTGTTTTAGACAAATTTTTAGTTGCGCTGTATTCATGACTGGCTCCTTATTTATTCAAAAGTTTTCGCCGCCCAAAGGCAATGAATTTTAATTATCTTCATTTGGATTCCTTTCATATCCTAATACTGAGACTATTGATTCCTGTTGGTCGTCGGTGAGTGTGTTAAAAATCAACTGTTGTATCCGGGTGAGTTCTTCAATGTTGCTTTTTATGCGTTCGATTTCGCCATCGCACAACATGCTTTGCTCGTTAATATATCCTTCGATGATTTCTTCTGCGGTGATTCCTGGGTCACTACTTTCTATTAAGTGCGGCCATTTTGTAAATTTCATAATTGACTCCTATAAAAAATTGAAAAAAGTTCTCGCCGCCCAAAGACGGCGAGAAAAGATTAATCATAAGGGTTAATCAACCAAAAGGATTATTACTATCTCCCGCAGGAAGAGCTTCCTGGCTTGCTTGATTACCATCTTTGAATATATCTCCACTGGCCCCCATGTCTTCGGCCATTGGGACTTCGCCAAAATCATTGGCCGCACTGGAGCCATCTCCGCCAAGTGCTTCGCCTTCTTTCAATAGTTGAACCCCTCGAAGGCTGAATGCAATGCCATCTCCACCTGTATTATAGGGGTAAGCGACACAAGAGATACGAAGATAATCACCGGACTTGATACCTGAACCCTGTTCCAGAATATCTTCGTTCCTTTGATTTTTAATCACGATATCTTGTGTGTTTTTGCAATTGAAAAAGAAATGATTATTAAACTCAGGCATCTGTCCTACACGTTTACCTTTTGGTAATCCGCCCAGATCAGGTCCGCCTTCTTTATCACCGTCGCGCAATGGATTACGAAACCCAGGCAACGGAGCTTTATTCCCCCATCCTTGGATGTAAGCCATTTTTGCGGCGTTACGCAGAGCCTTTATTGTTTCAGTGGCTTCTTTTGGTACAAGTACCTGAACAGATTTTTCCAATTTTCCGTTCTGTTTGTTTTCTTCAAATTTGAAAATTTTGATATATGAGCCACGAACAGGGTGTTCCAAAGTTGTGACTACCTTCAACTGCGCTTTTTGCTCATCGGTTAATTCAGTTGCGTATTTCATAATATTATTCTCCTTTAGTTACATCGTTAAAATCATCGGCGTCGGTCGTTATTTCTATTTCAGGACGTTTATCCGATATGTGAGCGATGGTGAGTTTCCCTTCTGGTCTATCCCAGAAATCCTCCAATCCATCAATTTTCTTACCATTTGCTTTTATCGCTTTTTCAATATTTGGCGGCGATTTCACCTGCGCTGGCTGAAATAAATCTCCTTTCTTTGCCAGCTTATTTTTGACAACCCATTTCACCATTTTATCTTCATCAATAAAATAACGATTACCGGGTCTTCCTCGCACAACTTTATAATTAAGAATATCACGACCTGCCATTTTCTCATCGAAAGCATGAGCCTCTAAATGTTTTCCCCACTTATAAAACCCTGGCAGAAGTGGGAGGATCATTCCTATTTCATCATTGGTAAGTTCGTTGATTTCACACAATGGCTTATCCGCCATTTTTGTAACATCCTCGAAATCTCCCTGTACCAATTTTGCGTTGAAAGCGGTTTGTGTCCTACAACCTGCTTTACCACGTCTGCAAAAACCATCAATGCACCAAGGTCCGGCGATACAAGGCGCATCGTTCTTGAGAGCGAGAGTAGCCGCAGGTTTTATTTCTAATTCTGCCCATTCTCTTAAATGGCCTACAGTTATCTGCCATTGGTCAATGTGATCGAGACGTGGCTGAACAATGACGATATTCACCACATCATGGTCTTTAAAATCGAAAAGAAAATTGAGATCGTTCACGGTCCCCAGGCCATATAACATAGCTTGTGAGTTATTTTCTGCGAAAACCCGAACTCCTTTACCAAATTTTAAATCGACAACATTGATGACTCTGACTTGTAGCACTTCTGTCGCTTCCAATTCCTGAACGACGCGCCATTTTTCATTTAATTCACCGACATATGCCGACCATATTTTGATGAAATCGGCGGTTCCCCAATTACCGGGAACAGCATCACCAAAGAAAACTTTTCTTTCGACATAAGATTGTTCACCTTTGAGATTACGACAGAAATCTAAATATAATTGAACGCCTGCCATCATCTCATCATCGACCTCAATGACTTTATAATCAGAAGGTTGCCACCAGTTCATAATTTGAAAGTCACTTTTTTCTGTTTCTTTTACAGCATATTTATTTTTATATTTGTTTGCGTTTTGATGACTTATTAAACATGATTCAGCTAAAGCATGTGCCGCACTTCCATACAAAGAGAACTCATTGTCAGGGTTCGGGAGAGCACTGTTTTCTCTCACCGACCCTGGACAATTAATCCATAACTTTGAACCACTCGCGGAAAGTTTGGCGTGTAAAGTCTTGTTCATATCTTGACCAGTTCTGCGTCACAAGCCGCGACGAGAGCGTTATAACTACTTTTATCTAACTGTGGCACAGACTTTGCTCCGCCAAACCGAGCAAGCAAATTAATCGCATGAGAACGTCCAGCCAGAACATCTGTTTTGCCATAGGCGTTTGCTACATCGTTTAATTTTTGACGTACTTCGGCTTCACTGTAATTTTTATCAGGTTCTATTCCAGTGGCCGAAAGTTCCTCTTTTTTATCTGCGATGGCTTCTTGTTCACGAACATTTTCAACGAAATCCTTGGCCCTATCTCGGAACATACACCAATATTTTTCATCCAACGAACTGATTGTTTTGGCCCCATCAAAAAGATTCAAATATTCAGCGGCTTTCTGTTCACCGATCATTTGTTTCATATTCTTATACCCTGCTGACAATTGAGCCATTGTTGGCATATCTGTCTCCATATTTTCGGGAGAAGTTTCAACTGTTTCGGTCTGTGGTGTTTCTACTGGAGGTTTTGGTTCTTTCTTTTTTCGCCCTCGTTTAGCAGGTTTGTCTTTTGATCGTTGTTCTGCGGCAACTGTTTTCTGATCGTCAGCAGGAAGATTTATCTGTTCATTTTCAGTTTGTTGCGGATTCATCGCAAGCATGAACATTTGTTGCATTTGAGCAAGTACGGTAAACATTGCTTTCACTGCCAATGTGTTTGCCTCCACCACGTCCAGCAAGCGTTGATTGGCTTCTACCACAGAATGAGCGACGATATCAGGATCATGGGATTTTGAATTTGTTTTTTTGGCTGTCTTCTTTTTAGCCGTCTTCTTTTTAACTGCTTTCTTTTTAATTGCTTTCTTTTTTACTGCTTTCTTTCTTGTTGCCATGATTGACTCCTTTAAAATGGGATAGCTTCTGAGGGTATCCTTGCCTCATATTCTTCTGGAAAATTCAGTTGTGCAAACTCACAAAACATCTCGAATGCCTTGGCATCATAGGCCTTGGCCGCTTCTATTTCTTCATTGAACATACCGACATGAATTTCATTTCCGTTAAAATATACAGTGGCGCGATATTTTCTCTTTTTAGATTTTCGCACTCCTCTATATTTACTGGTACCGCCAGGATGAATTTTATTGAGATTATTGGCTTGAACAGTGACCCTTCTTAAATTACATCGTCGATTATTCAACCCGTTTCGATCCCAATGATCCACAACCAGTCCTGTCGGGCATTTCATAATGAATCGATGCATATAAATTTTTTTTCTTTTACCATTGATTTTTTGGCAACGCACCGCATATCCAGTTTTGTCGCCGGAAGATTGATATGACCATTTCCACTGGTTCAGCCATTTATAATCTTCTTTATCAATGGCGCACCAATGTCCTTGTGTCAGTCTTAAATAAATCAAGACGCAAAAAAGCCACAATGCGGTTTTATGGCATTATGGCGTTTTGAAAATAATTTAAATTTGTTATGCATGACTCGACTCCTCGGTTCATCGTTATTCGTTATTTCGATATCCAAGTTATATCATAAATATTTATTTGTCAAATTTATTTTATCCCATATAATTTGAAAGTTCCTTTGCTAATATTGCCTGAACTCATTAATAGTTGAATCGCGTTTACGTTTGCTGTACTTTTTCTCATGCCAGCACCAATCACATGAATTATATTAGCACTGTCTCCCGATTTAGCATACGTCATTTCCCAACTAAACTTAGTTTGGTCTATACCTAATGGATTACCAATTTTGATTATACCAAAAGCCTCATCTCCTGCTACGTTACTGAGGTCTAGAAAAGAATCACTTTGATTCAACACTATCGCGACACCGCTAGCAGGATTAGTAGCCCCTTGATGCGATGTACTGTCTGACGTTATACCGTTCACTCCAGACGCATATTGCAAAATTGAACTGTCATAAGTTATTCCATTGTCAGTAGAAGTCCTTATATATAAATCTGTGGCGTCTGTGACAGGCAATAAATCATAAAAACGAATCTCATAAATATCATATGTCGAAGTTATTAAAGATTCAAATTTAATATCTACACTATTTGATGCTATTTGTGTATTTAACAATACGATATCAGCATTCGACGGAAGATTTATTAATTGACTCCCATCGACTGCGGGAAGTTTCGCGGTCGCATCCAATTGCACCATATTATTTGCAGTGACACCAGCATTCTCTATTGCCGAACTGCCAAGGCCCAAATTGGTCCTGGCCGTGGGGCTGTCTGCGAGATCATTTAAATTGTTTGCCGGGTCTAGTGTATTGGCGGTGGCCGGAAAATCGAGAGCAGTTCTAGCCGCCGCCGCTGTCGCTGAGTTTGTGCCACCTTGGGCTATCGGTATAGGAACAGCAAAATCTCCATTCGCCGACAACTTTTTTGAAAAAAACCATAATTTCGAGTTGATACTCACGGCAAAACTCCTTTGGCCATATCACTGGCCAATCCTTTGGCGATTTCTCCGGCTATCTTTGTTTTTACCTTACTGACTTTTACTTTAACTGAGAGACGATCTTTGGATTTACGAAAATCAAAAGTTACATTCTCCAAATCCTTTGCACTTGAATAACTCCACACAGTGCCGTCTGATTGCGTCACACTGACTGTGGTACACGCAGGAAAAATAAATAGAATAATAAAAATTAAAATTTTCATATCAGTTTATTTTTTCGATAATGGTTGTCGTGACTACTTGAGACCCAGTTGCGTGTTGGATATTGTAAGTTTGTCCTGGGGCTATTACAATATCTTCTGAATACAAAACAGCCGCAGGAACAGCAGTGCCCGCATTTAGTTTAAATGTCTTTGTTACAACACCATCAGTCACAATAACAAGGACTACAGATGTGGTCGCCAAAAGTATCTGAAGGGTGTGCGTTGTTGGTCGTTGGAACGCAGTAGGTCCGCTGGCTAATGCGGTAGAAAACCAGTCTGTATTTATGGCGACAGCAACTGCATCCCATTTTTTACCAATTAATCGGTTCGACATTTTTGTTTCTCCTTTTTTATTACGCCGCCACTAAAACAATTGAAGTTTTCTGAATATACATCAATTGATAAAACGCTGGTTGATTGTCAAGAACTTGAGTACCGGCATGAGTGTGATCTGTCTGATTTGGCACACCGTGATTATGTGTACTGCCACTACCAACAGAAGATGTATTAGTATTTCCAGGTTGTACTTCGCTAAAAGTAAAACCTGTTTCATTCGACGGTCTAAAATTTCTTTGTAAAAGTGGAACAGTGTGATTATGTGCTGGTAATTCCGCCACACTCAATGCATGGCCATTAACAAGGCCACCATGGTCATGACTGCCAGCGGCGGCCATATTTGAGAATGTGACTGTTTGGGCGTCATTACCGCCCGTTGTGCCAAGACCTGCTTCATCGGTACCGCGCACAAATTTTCCTACAAGATTAATAGTCCCATTGTTACCGTCACAAAGATTATATCCGGCAGGAATATTCGCAACCAGCCCTGTCCATAATTTAATTGTACCAATGGGTTCCAAATTTGCGATCAAAGTTTCTATTTGATTTCTGGAATACAAACTTTGATTCACTCGTGAAGTTTCTTTATCGGCACTATTTTGTATTTTAAACGGTACGCGAGAATTAAATTCAGTCTGAGATAATTCTACTCGTTTGGTATGGTCTCCTGCGCTAAATGCAAGCATGGCGGCCAGTGGAGAATACATTCCAAGAGTCGGTCGAGACGAAAAACTATATGGCATGTCCGCGCCAGGAAGTGCATCGGTTGGCCCAGTATCAGATGTCAATACTTTTGCAGGAATAGCTGGTAAATAGTTTGCATCTGCTTCTGCTTTACTATAAACATCGATCCCGGTACGCGCTGTCGCTTGCGTTGTGCCGCCCGTGCCGCCGCTTGCGACAGGGATAGGCGTCGTGGACCCTGGCAGTGTTCCATCTGCAATGCTATCTCCCAATAGCCTTATTTCTGCCATTATATCTCGAATGGTATCATTCACAACAGAAGGGACCATGCCCTCTGGCGCACCATTGGGAGGCGGGTTTGTGTTATTTGCGGCGTTGACGTCATATTTTGTATAAACCATTATTGATCCTTTTGGTCGGTGAGGACATTGTTTATTGTATAATGTATAACTCGACGTGCTTCTTTACTATTATCTCCGACTTGTTTGTTGAGTAACATTCTGGCATATGCCGGGTCTGTCATAGATTGAGCAACGATATCATTCAATCGTTTGTCTACACTCCCCCCTGTGAATTTGTTTACCACAAATTTTGAAAGTGTAAATAACCCACGGCCTTTTGCTATACCATATATAGAAGCAAATATATTAGCCACTTTCTGAGATTCGACTGTTAATTCTCTGATTATTGAACCACTATTGGAAACGGCTCCAGCAACTTGTGACGACTCTATTATCCTCTTACGAACTTCTGAAAGTGCTTTAATATCAGATTTTTTGAAAAGACGACCCATAATACTTTTAGTCACAGGATCATTCAGAATTTCATTTAACTTAGCGGGTTTTACTTCACCTTCGATTAACTTGACGTTATTAATTATTTTTTTTCGTAATGCTTCTGATACAGCGGCTTTTAATCCAGCACGAGCCTGTGGATCTTTTTTAGTTGCCACAAATAATTTATCGAACTGGGTTTTACCAGTGGGGGAAGATAAAATCCCGTCAAGAGTTCTTACTGGATCATCCATTTTGACTACTTTTCTAAAAGCTTTTGCGGCCTCTGATTTATCGGTTTCTTTAAGAGCTTTTTGTAAACTGATTACTTCGTCACCAAGTTGATTCACTCTGTTTAATCCATTTTCAAGTCCTTTAGCGAAGTCTTCCACTTGTTTAGCGGCTTGTGGGAAGGCATTCAGATTATCGGCATTGGCTTTCTGAAATTGTCTGACAATAGGAGCAGATTGTTTTGCATTTTTACCCTGCAATGCTATACCAAGGTCTTCGACAATAAAATCCTGCACGGCTTGTCTGCCAGCCTGTATGGCTTTTGCTTTGCCTATCTGAGAAGTTCCAGAAGAAGGGATATCAAACGAATCGATAATCCGGGATAATTGCTGAGCGGATTCTTCCGCTCCCCCAGTTCTGTTTGACAGTTGCAGAAATTGAGCCGCAGTGGATGTCGGAGTTTCTTTAAATCTACGGACACTTTTTTTAAACTCTTTTCCCACACCTTCCCCGAACAACGGAGCAAATTTATTTTTGAAAAATGATACTGCATCTTTAGCTCTGAGTCCGACCTGATCTCCTCTCTCGGCTAAAATGTCGGCCTGTTTATTGATAAAACGCCGAATTTGTTTTAATTTCAACACTTGACTTCCGTCACCTGAAATACGAGCTTTTTCAATAGCGTCTGACACTGAAGGGCGTAAATCATTAATTTCTTTAAATACCGGATTACGTCTTGTAAAAAGCTGGGCACCGTCTTTTCCAAGAATAGGTGTGACACCATCTGCGGCGACAGCGGGTTTTTCAGTGAAACTTCTCAAAGTTTCTACAATATCACTATTCAGAAATTTTTTACCAGAAAGATCGCCTGCACTGGTTGGTCGAAATCCTTTAAGCAAATCAAGGGTATCGTTGACATCGGTTTCCACAACGCCTTGTGGATCAATGGCTTTAAATTTCTTATTTTTGAGGATTGTTTTCTGTGTTAACACCTCTTTGGCTACTTTGTCGATCTCTTTGCTTGCTTGATTACGACCACCTGCGGACCCTGGAACAGAAGCAAGGAGGTTATCAACTTCGTTTTGTGCCACATCCTGCGCTCTCTGAGCCGTCCTGAGAGCGTCCTCACCGGCTTTTCCGATCAATGCATCTCTTTGTTCAGCAAATGCTTTTATATCAGCAGGATCGCCCTCAGATTTCAGTGTATTCTGCACTTCCAATGATAAAGCAGTTTTGTTTTCTTTAGCACGAGCGGCAAGAGTAGGATCGCGCATAGCCCCTTTCTCAAAACCTAAAAGTCCAGTATCACCTGTTATCGCTCCTGTAGTAGGTTTAAATCCCGGAACTTCATTACGGGCCAGTCCTTTTGTAATGTCATTAGCGACTTCAGATGGTGGCTTTTGAACAAATTCCTGTAATTTTTCAGCGACTTGGCTTTCGAGGCCTTTTTTGGTAAAAGGACGGAGACCAACTTTTATTGATCGTAAAATAGCGGCCAAACTATTGGCCATACTTCCAATTGACCCACTTTCAAATCCTGTCTGAACTCGACTTTGTATCGGTGACATTTTTCGACCTGTAACCGATTCAACAATAGATTGATTTTGTGTAGGGTCAGATGCAATGACATCTGCCGCAGAGGTTCCGGCTAGATTTGCGAGAGCTTGCCCTTTTCCCGGTACAATATCATTGATCCCTTTAATAGTTTTTCCAAGAAAAGTTCCCCCTTTGGCAACAGTCGCAGATGGAACACCAAATTGTAATATTCCTCCACCGACATCGCCTGCTGTTGAACCACCTTTAATTCGAGGAATACTTCTGCCAATATCTCCAATAGTTTTGACCAGCCCTAAAATTGGGTTTTTAAAAAGATCTTCATTTGAAATATTATCACTTGCCAATCCTCGAATAATATCCTGTGGCGATGTGAGCAATCCTCGTCCAAGACCGGTAATTCCTTTCAACGCGCTTTCAGCCATGATAGCTCCTGGATTTGGGAGATTTTGCAGACTATTCATAACTTGTTGAAATGTAGAATCATTGGGATTTGAAGGTGTTTCCATCGGTCTTGGCAAAGTCAGTGTAATATTTCCATTATCTTTCGACATACCAACGCCTGCAAAAGGATCGTTTGCCTGTTGCCCCGGTGGAGTCAGGTCCGAAGCAACAGGCGGTGCGTCACTAGGCGTGGCCGCACTGGAATTTGGTGCGCCGGTTTCTCCGGCGAGAGCCGTAGAAATTTCTGCGTCCGTAAAATCATCTGGAAAATTAAATGTCTTCCCTTCAAATTGAACAGTTTTCATTAATTTAACCTCACAGGTCGGCCTGATTTATCTCGACCAAATTTTATTACTTGTGGCTGAGACGATCCACCTGTAGGCGGCGTATTTCCGCTTGATCTAATAAATGTCATCGCTTGATCGCTCACTCTTTTTAATATTTCTTCCTGACTTTGTGATGGTTTAAATGGAAATCGTCCTGTGCTAATATTTTTCCCGGTCTTTCTTGTTTTTTTTACGGTTCGGTTCAGCAGACTTCCAAGAGTATTCGCAACCGTTGCCGGGTCCCCGCCGGAGCCAACAATGTCAAGGGCGATCTGGAAATCTCTATCAGATAATCCTCGCCCAGTTTGGCCATTCAACGCCGCGATGGTAAAAGCCAATTCCAGTGTCGCACTTCTAAGTTCCGCGGAATTTTTTGCCAGTGACTCTAATTTATTTTGTTGAGACTTACTGAGTGTTTTTGAAGGAGCTTGACCTAATCCAAGGTCTAAAAAACTTGAAAGACTTGTAACCCCTGTCGTAATATTATTGACCTTTTCAGCAAGCCCACCAGTAAACGTAGACGCGGCTGGAGATTTTCGTAGAATGTCCAGAATATTACTCGCATTGACACTTAAATTATCGACTTGATTCACCGTAGTATTAAAGTCATCTTGGGCAAGTTGAGATCTTTTCGCTAGTGCTTTTTCTGTTCCTATAGGAACTGCATCAATACTATTGCCTGGGTCTATTCTTTCCTTAAAAGTATTTAACTCGTCGCCGTTAAACACATGAGCCTTAACAAAATTTCCTTCCGGGTCTAGTTCTGTAACATCGAAAAATTTTGTACTGGGTTTCCCTTCCGAACCGACAGTGGGTGTTCTTTTTCTAAAACCTGTTCTGTTTGCACGTTCTATGTCAGCAGGATCATTTTGATTAAATGAACGGATATTGCCATTTTCGTCAGAAAGTAAAACGGAATTTTGTTTTTCAACAGTCAGTTTTTTTAATGTGCTCCCATTGGCATTTGCATCAGCGATTACTTTTGGGTCTGCCAGGTCTACAAAAGTTCGTGTGCCATCCTTATTAATCTGTTCGCCTAATTCAGGTTTATTCTTACGAGGATTTTTAGCTATAACCATATTCTTGTTGTTTAATAATACCGCTCCAGGCCCTAATGTAGTTTTTTTTCGACCGAGTATAGCTTTTATAACAAGACTACTTTCTTTTTCGGGGAGAGATCGCAAAACAGCGCCTTGCTCACTCGTAAGCCCCAAGGCTTTTATATTTTGGTCAGATAAAACACCTAACCTCATTTTTTCTTTTTTATTTTCAGTGTTAAAAAGATTACTTATCCCAGTCCCCACCGCAATACCTCCCACGGGGCCAAGGAAAGGACTAGCGGCTAATCCTGCGAGAGAACCGGCAATAGCGGCCCCCGGAGAATCCGGTAATAAACTTTTTAAACTGTCAAGAATCCCTGAACTTTTAGGTGTTGCGACAGGAATATTTGGCATAACAGGAATATTTATTGCGGCAGGAGTATTTACAGCCGGAAGATTTGTAATCATGTCCGGGTTGACCCCTGGCGCGGCATTTACATTTGCATTTCCAAGTGCCAATAATCTTAAAATATCATTTTGTGGGCTTGTCATAATATTTTCCTATTTGAACCCAAGGGTTGAATTAAACTTTCTTTGTTCAATATTCTGTGATGACTGTGTAGAAGACTGTGCTTGTTTCTGCTCATTCTCAAGAATATTTCTAAGAATATCAACCACTTGAGTTTGAATTTGTTGATTTGTTGTTTGTGCCTGAGCCATATTTGCAACATTGCCAAGTTGTTGGCCAGTTTGAGTCTGTGAGCCAAATTGGGCATTAATAGCATTTAAAACATTCGTCAATCTTTCTGCATCGGTTCGCGGCGCTTCCTGACCAAATTGGAATCTTTTCACTGCCTCATCTATTTTTTGTTGTTCATCGGCAGTTTTACTTCTGCCAATATTAAACAGTTGAGACAGTTCGTTGGTCCGGTTTTGAGCCAACGTTGGAGCAAATTGAGCCGCCGCCTGCTGACGATTTCTTTCATTTTGAAAAGATTGAAATCCAATATTAGAAGCGATATCGCCAATGTTTCGAGTAAAATCACTATTCGCAATTTGTGTGGCTCGATCTGCCGCTCCTGAACCTGTTCGATTTGACCCTATAAAATTTGCATTCAGATTCGGCAAAACATTATTTAAAAAAGATTGTTCCACAGGGCGGATAGCGGCTTGCACTGTATCAGAAATAAACGGATTATGAACTCCATTAAGAATTTTCAGTGTTTCCGCTGTAGACGCCTGCTGAAGGTCGTTCCCGCCAAATAATCGATTGATGAGAGCATTTTGGGCTTGTGTCTCTGTTGCGCTCGGATTGGCAACCGTGGAACCCGGAAAAAATTGAGGTGTCTGTGAAAAAGCCTGAGGGCCAGATTGTAAAAGCTGTTGCAAAAAAGGCAAAGCCTGTTCAGACACATTTCTGCCAGTGGTGATATTAGAGGACTGCTGTGACGTTTGCCCGGATTGAGATAGCGACTGTTGGAGATTATTTAAAATATCCGTTAATGTTCTATTGGTCGTATCTTGAACAGTAAGATCACGATTACTTGAAGATTGTGTATTTGATTGTGATTGAGTGTCTTGATTTGTGCCAGAAAAACCTATGCTTCCTAGGAATGACATTTTATTTTCCTCTAAAATTGCGTTGCTTCAAACACAAGAAAACCCACATTTGCAGACACCGGGTTTAAATTATGATTCACTGTCAATGCGCCATCAACAATACTTACAAGGACAACTGCGGCGGCTTGAGCGGCGGCGTTCTGTGGTTCCAATATAGCAATCATAGTCGATTTAAATATTGGACTGTTTATCACTGTCTGTGTACCCGCGCCGAGAACAAAAAATCCAGCGTTGTGACTTCCAGAACCGACCATAATAGCTCGTAATGTACTTGCCAAAGTGGGCACATCTTTTATATTCGCAGGCGACGGTATTTCATAAAGACTCATCGTAAACCTAACTTTTTAACTTTGACATCCAACGCCTTTGCGCTGGTCCATTCTCCCGATATATCCAAACGAAGACGATGGAATCTACCGCGTGAATTTGTAGGAAAAAACCCTTCTGATTCTAAACTCAATTGATTTCCAAGTATCGGAGTTTCCTGAGATGTATTAACCGTTCCAGTTTGTAATTTTATATTTGTGGCGGTGGCATCAACTACAGGAAATACTTTTTGAATGTATGTCAAATTGGTATCGCTCAATTCTAAATCGCCTGTGATAAATTGAGCGGCCAATGTAGTTCCACCACCAAAACTCGCGGCTTTTTTTGCCACCACCGCGCCGTTGGTTATTTTTCCGCCTTTGTAAAAATTATCGTCCATTGGGCCGGCTAGATCGGTATCAAGAGTGCCAAATTGGTCCAATTGATCGAGAGTGAAGCCCGAAGTGGATATCGTTCCGAGACAATCAATGTCCATTTGTAAAACAGCCCACTTCTCGACTGCATAGTTATATACTAACACACGATTTGGATCGCCACCACTGCTTCCTGGTCCTGGGTATGCCCATAAAATTAATTGTTGTTCTGCGTTAATAAATGAAGATATTCGATTCAGATTTAAGTCATCAATATCTTTAAAAAAGAATCGATCAATTTTTCCATTGCCTATGCCAGTCAATGAATTATCTTTTCCCATTCGGAACCATCCATCTTCTGACAAATAATAAACAGAACCGAGAAAAGGCACCATTGTATTTCCTGCAAGGCAACCGTGGTCTTCTTGAACGCGATCAAAACGAAAAATAGTCTGGCCACCCTCGAAAGTGGCACGATAGATATGATTTTTTGCCAAAATAACTGGCTGTGCACCGCCTGATATATTCCGTATTTCGCCAGCATCATTTAAATCTTGAAATCCTGCGAGAGATGCGGCCAAAACTGGAGCCGCAGGATAATATAATGTAGGATCATTGGAAGCACTCCAACGCACTCTGTGAGGAATATGAACGCCTGGATCATTAGGTGA